GCTCCTAGCCTAGCTTGGCTCCTAGCCTAGCTTGGCTCCTAGCCTAGCTTGGCTCCTAGCCTAGCTTGGCTCCTAGCCTAGCTTGGCTCCTAGCCTAGCTTGGCTCCTAGCCTAGCATGGCTCCTATAATATGTATGGCTATACTTTGGCATATCTGCATTAATGCCATTATGCCAAAAAATGATAGTATACTGATTATAATTATTTTTTGCATAGTTTACCTTTGTTATAGTTTATATAATCCTATTGACTCTAGATATTTTCTATCTATATTATACTTGATATCTTTTATAATAATATTATTATGCTTTTTTATTGCCTTGATAATATCTTTTATATTGCCTTGTAACAATTCATAACTATATTGATATAGCTTGTCAATTGTTAACGTGTCTATATCATTATAGGGATAATATACACGTATATATAGTATATTATTATCTAGTATACATCTAATATAATCATTATATAACTTGTTTTTCTTTGCATTATATAATTGTATATTATGGGATGTATTGCCTTGTATATAATGCCTAGTATTGGGATTATAGCATAATTTTATCATTGTATCACCTAGTATATATATATATCATATATCCTATTGTATTTTTAAAAACTGTACAGCCATTATATTTTTTGCATAATTCATTTATATGCTTTTTTGTGATATGCTTTTTTAAAATTTTAATACGCTTACTTAATTTTATAATATTGCCTTGTCTATCTTTTATATATCCTATACCATCTATAATATAGAATATACATAATTCAGTTTTTAATAATTCTATACAATCCATTTTAAAAATATCATAGTCAATATATTTATTAATAACTATATTATCAATATATAATTTATTGGAATCTATCCAATAGCCTTTTATATCTGTATCATGTTTTATAGTTTTATATAATGTATACATAATATTATATCCTTTTATATTATCTTAATATAACAGTTTTATACAAGTATATAGATGTTATACTTCCTAAAATATAAAATATTATAATCATGTTTTTATATCCTTTTATATCTGATTAATTAATTTATTTTTATAATATAAATTATAATAACCATATTTTTTTATTATCTTGATATCATGTATAAATTTTTTTATATATTTTATCATGGTATATAATCCTTTATAAAAATTTGCATTTATAAAAACTTGTTTCATGACTCCATTTTATACCATCTTTAATCTTGTAATGCCATTTTAAAAAATTGACTATCTTTTTATATAATTTTATCATATTTTACCATCCTTTTATAATTATAATTTTTATAATGGTATATCTTGCCATTTTTTATATATTCATTATATAAGGTATAATGACCTATAATTTTATTGGTATATATCAATTTTACCAATACCAATTGACTATTTTCAAACTGTATTACATCATTATAATATTTTTTGCTTTCCATACGTAAAATATATCATATGTCAATATACAATGCAAACTTTTTTTAGCTTATAACATACTGGTATATAATAACTTATAACAATCCTTGACGGTGATATTTTATATTATGTCATAACTTGTTATATTGCAATATGTTAAAAAATTATTTTAGCATATTTTATCATTATAATATTTATTATTATTTTACGCTTGCCAGCTTGCCATTGTCAATATAGAAAAACTATATAATTGATATATACTGCATAATTGATATATATGTAATAAATATATAAATGTCATATATGGCATATATGGCAATATATAAAATATGATATCATACCTATTATATGGCATATGCAATATAACCTTATATATAAAATATGTTATATACCATTATATACTAGTATATAGGATAATATACTTATAAAATAGTATATATACTAATACTATTATATATATATAGGAGCATGTCCAAGAAAACGCTTCCTTATTTAGGGGGTGGTCTATTTTACTCTACCGAATCAGTAATTTTATCCAATATTACCTATGCTCATAAGTATAGCTGCCACAACAGGTTACGAAAACAACTAGCGTTGCGGGGCCTTGCGGGGATTCTGCGGAGAAAATCAGTAATCTTATGCTTATATACTACTAAATTTATTAGTGATATCTCAACCTATCTTCCAGTGTCTACTCTATATATAGCTCTCTGTGATTCTATTCCTTTTATTTATCATAATTGATTAATTACAGAAATGCTTTTGGCCACTAATGTAATCCTAAATTTGCAGTAATAATCAGTATTTTTATACCTTATCGGGTATAGTTTTTAAAAAAGATGATGAATTTATAATGAAAGGTGTATAAAATGCTAGGCGTTTGAAATAATTATACCCTAAAGGGTATAAATAGTTTGTAAGTATTTGCCATACAAGCAGTTATAAACTATGAATCTAGTAAACATTATGGATAGTAATTTAGTTATAAATAAGCTGCATTACATATTATCTCTATTTATGTTCAGTATTTAGTGAACATTCCAATATAGTGAACATTTAGTAGTATGATAAACTGTCAAAATATGACAGTTTGTAATAAATATGACAAATTGAAATAAAATGACAAATTGTCACACAGGTTTGTAAAGTGTTGCGGCATAACAACTTAATTTTGCATATGACAAATTGAAATAAAATGACAAATTGTCACATTTGAAAACAGCCACGACCAGCATTATTTAGTACCATTGTTCAATAATTGAACAGTTAAAAATATTTTTGTTTGCAACTTCTTTAGTTTTAATAGGTTGTGATAATTTTAAAAATTATTTTAAAATAAAATGTCAAAAAATGTCATTTCTGTCGTATAATAGTATTGAAGGTTCAAGCGAAGCGAAGAAGCTTTAATACCCTAATAATAAATAGTTAAATATAAAGGTTATAGGGCGTTTTTTATTATAATAGATTGAATTTAAAAAATGAGGGATTAACTTTATGAAGATAGATTTTTTTGGTATAGCTAAGAGACAAGCACTTTTAAAGGCTGCTCTAAAAAGAGAGATAGAAAGAGAGTTACAGCCTAGTTCTAATTCCTATTTACAGGGTTGGGAAGCAAAAGATAAAAAAGATGGAAGACAACCAGGTGTTAGTTATACGGCTTTACAAGCTGTTTACAAAAAAGAATCTTGGGTAAGAGCTTGTATAGATGTTATTACTCGTACCGCCACATCTAATGGTTATCGTTTATTGGCCGAAGATACCGCTGAATTAATAGACCCTAGAAGTAAAGAGTTTAGTCCTATAATTAATTTATTGGCTCAACCTAATCCTAATGATACTTTAGAAGAGATTTTAGCGGAAATTTGTATAGACCTTCATATTTATGGGGATGCTTATTTAGAAATTGTAAGGGATAATAAAGGTAGTCCTGTTGCTATTTATAATGTATATGCGCCATCTATAAGAGTTAAAGTGGATGCTCATGGTACTGTTTTAGGATATGTTCAAAAGCCAATGGGTATTTTATCTGGTAAGTCAAATGTGGTCAATTTTGAGGCTAATGAGATTGCCCATTTTAGGTTGCCAAATCCAGGCAACGAGGTTTATGGGCTAAGTCCTATTGAAAGCCTCGATATTGTAATAGAGACCGACTTATATGCCCAGGATTACAATTTACATTTTTTTAAGAATCATGCTGTTCCAAGATTGCATGTTGACCTTGCAAATTGTACTCTTCCCCAACTTAAGAGAACTAGAGAGTATTTTGCTCATGAAATTAAGGGAGCTAAAAATGCTCATAAAACTATGATTACTGAGGGCGGGGCAAAGGTAACTGCAATTGGAACTAGTCCAAATGATATGGAGTTTTTGAAACAAAGAAAATTTTCAAGAGATGAAATATGTTCGGTTTTTGGAGTACCACCTATGAAACTTGGTATTTTTGAGGATGTAAATAGGGCCTCAAGTAAAGAAGCAGATAAATCTTTTAAATCTGAAAAGGTTATACCACTTCAGAGAATGATTGCTAAAAAATTTAATAGTACAATAATAAAAGAGTTTGATAAGATTGGTGATAAAGTTAAGTTTGGTTTTATAGAAATTGATTTGAGAGATGCCAAGGAACAAGCAGATATAGATAAAATTGATATAGAATCTGGTGTATTAACTAAGGATGAAGTTAGAAAGAAAAGAGGATTACCGCCTTTAGAAGTAATAGATGAAAGTGACGGAGAATCTTAAAAGCTTTGCTTACAACACAAATATGAAGCAATTCACAGCTCCAAAAATAAAAGAAAAATAATTGAGTTTTGTAGAATCTTCCTAGTTGTAAGCTAATATTTGGATAACTATATGACTAAAGAAAAACAAACACAGGATAAAAAAGATACTAATGGTTCATTAGTTTCCCAGGATATCCCGACAAAGTTTGAATATGGAATTAAGCCTATTAAAATTAAGAGACCACAAAATAAAAAATCTGGTATAATTTTAGAAGATAAATATGCAAAGCTTGTTAGAGCTAGAAAGAAACGTGAAATAATAAGTACGGATAATTTTACTAAATATATAGGTAAAGAAATATTTTTATGTGGTAAAGTTGTTTATGGTACTATTATTTTGAATGAACCAATAATATTGCGTAAGGAATTATTAAAAAATCATCGAAAAAGACATTTAGTAACAGATTACGATATTAATAAATTATGGCCAGAGGAAAAAACTTTTTATGCTTATAGTTTTCGTATCACTAAGATGTTTAAAAAACCATATAAGTATAAAAATATTGGTATAAATTTTGGATTTATAGATAATGTTGAATTTAAAAATAAAATGAGCATATCAAAAATGCCAGACAAAGATAATTTGAATAAAGAGCAGGATGTTAAATTAGATATTAAAAAAGATAGTGTGTCTGATGAAGGCTTACTAGTATTAGAAGCTAGTAATTCTCGTTTGGATAAATACTATAATAAACTTAATAATTTAAAATCTATAGAATTTGTAGGAAAATATAAAAATATATTTAATTTATTTTTATCATTATATGAGATTTATTTGGAAAAAAGTAATAGTAAAATTTATGATAAGAATGGTGTAGTTTTAAAACCAGTTCCAGATGTAACAGAAAATTATATTCGTATTAGACTTAGAGACCCAAAAACTATTGTTGAAGGAAGCTTTAGAACAATAAATATTTCTGCTAGTCAGGGAATAAAGGCAGTTATAGGAAAACTTAGAAAAGACCCTTCAGGTCCTACAAAGATTCAATCAGTTTTATTTGAAAAAGATAAGTGGACAGTGGGAAGAGCAACTACTTGGGTAACTGAGCATAAAGAAGATTTAAAGAGTTTAGACTCAGAGGAGTTTAAAGAAAAGAAAGAAGAAAATAATTCTCCAAAAAAAGTTGAGGTTAAAGAAAAAATAAAAACTGAAAAAATTTGGATTTGTCCACATTGTAATAAAGAAATAGGAGAGAAAGAATTATATTGTGCCGAGAAAACAGATGAGTGGTTTCATAGGCCTTGCATAGAAAAAGGTCCAATAGAATTACCAGAAGAAAAATGTTCAGAATGTTATAAAGACTCTGGTTATATTGATAGAGATAAAGATACAGGAAAACAAGAAGAAAAATGGATATGGTGTGATTCTTGTAAAGATTATTTTGATTATTATAAGCAATTAATAGATGATAAATCAACTTTAATTTGTCCACATTGTGGGGCATTAGTTATTTTTGAGGAGGAATAATTATGTATGAATTTGTACAAAAGAAAACACACGAAGAGAAATTAGTGGAGGCATATATTCCAAAAGATTCTGGTATAGTTGCTAATTTTTTAATGACCAAACCTCATAAAATGCGTTCATTGGGTAAGAGTTATCCAGGATATAAGTCTGCTCTATTTTTCAAGGCGGTTACTGAAGTTGTAAAAGATTATGATGTTAGAGCACTATTTGGTTTAAGTTATGGCCAAGTTGTTAGCCCTAGCTATTCTTATCTTGAAGTAGGAAGAGGAAAAAGAGAGGAACTTTTAGTTACTGGTATGAGATTTTTAATAAAAGATAAGAAAGCTTTAGCAGCTTATGTTTGTCCAGGATATGGTACAGTTGATTTATATATGAGTTATAATGAAAAAGATTCAGATATTGCTTTGGGTTTTATGAAAAAAATAGATAAGTATATGGAAGAAAATAATTTTTATAAGGGTGAGAAAATAGATGCAGCAGGTCAATTTTTGCCAATACCAGATTTGGATTTTGCTTCTATTAAATTACCAGAAGATAAAAAGCAAGCTATTAAAATTGGAGCATTAGAATTTTTTAAGAAGAAAGAAATTTATGATAAAAATAAAATACCTTTTAAGAGGGGTTTAATTTTTACTGGCTTACCAGGTACTGGAAAAACACATATGGGAAAAATTTTAATGAATAAATCTGAATGTACATTTATTTGGGTTAATTCAAATATGGTATATCACAAATCAGATGTAAAATATCTTTTTAGAATGGCTAAAGAACTTGCTCCAAGTATATTATTCATGGAAGATTTGGATGACTTTTTAGAATATAATTCTGGAGTTGATGCTTTTAAGACACAGATGGATGGAATGGAAGATGTTAATGGTATTTGTACAATTCTTTGTACTAATTTTCCAGATAGACTTCCTAAAGCACTCATTGATAGGCCTAGTAGATTTGATGATGTTATTATTTTTGAATTACCTGACGAGAATATAAGATATCAAATACTTAGAAGTATAGCAGAGCCTATGTTAATAAAGGATGTAGATACTGTTCTATTAGAAGTTGCAAAAGCAACAGAAGGTTTAACAGGAGCACACTTAAAAGAAATTTTGATATACTCTTTGTTATTGGCAGCAGATTCTGGAAGAGAAGAAATTGATATTACAGACTTGACTAAGGCTGTAGAGAAAGTTAGAGGAAATACAAAATTAAGTGAGCAACTTAAAGAGATTTCTGTTAAACATATTATTAGTGAAACTAAAAAATCAGGAGAAAAATAATGAATGAATTATTTAGAGGCATAGAATTTAAAGTACAATCACCCCAGTTTGAAAAGGCGAGTAAAAATGGAAGGCGAATTATAAGGGGGTATGCTTCTACTGATGATTTAGATAGGCAGAATGAAATTATTTCAAAAGAGGCTCTTGAAGGAGCAAAAACTGATTTACTTAATAATGTAACGGTATTTATGGAGCATCAGCATTCTATGCTACCAATTGGTAAAGTTACAGATTGTACTTTAGATAATAAAGGTCTTTTAATAGAAGTAAGTTTAAGTAAGGCTAAATTTGTTGATGATATTTGGACTCTTATAGAAGAACGTATTTTAAATAGTTTTAGTATAGGAGGTGTAGTTTTAGATGGACATGATGAACGTGGTGATAATGGAAAAGCCTATCATGTAATTGATAAGATTTCTATTTTAGAAGTTTCAGTTGTAGGTTTACCTGCTAATCCAGCTGCAAAATTTGAACCAGTATATAAATCATTTAATTCCGCAATAGTGGAACAAATAAAACAAAAGGAGGGAAGTGTTACTATGGCAGAGCAAGATAAAAAAGAGATTGTAAAATCTGAAGAATCTCAGGAAGAGGTTGTAAAGGTAGAAGAAAAGGTTGAGGAAAAAGAAGTTGTAGTTGAAAAAGAGGAAGAAGTAAAAGAAGAGGTGGTTGAAGAAAAGAAGGAAGAGGTAGAGGATAAAAAAGAAGAATCTATTGAAGAGGAAAAGCCTGAAAAGAAAGAGGAAGAAGCTAAGGCTGATGAGAAA